GTGCCAGTTTAGCGCCAGTCTTAAGACCAGACTTCAGTGCAGACCCTACTTTCTTAGCAGCACTCTTAACCTTATCGAGTTTTACTCTACGGTTTGCTGCTTTTACTTCAGGAGTCCTGCTTGCTGCTTTAGATGAAGCAACTGCTTTATCGTAGTAAGAGTCAGAGACTTCAGTAATCAGGGACAGTGAATAGTCAACAGACTCACAGAGCATATCCGTGACGCTATCGATATTTCTACCTTCTGCCAACTCTTCAACAAAGACTTCTGCCACGATCTCTTCAATAAGAGTATCGCTAAGGAGTGAGATCTCCCAGTCATTCATCTCTGCAAAGATGTCAACCTGATCGAAGACACTTTCTTTCTGCAGTTTAGCAGCACGCTTAGCAGCAGTCTTTGCCTTGATGCGCTCTTTAGCAGCATCTGCATCTTTCTTAGAAATCATACTCACTGCGCCAACCTTCTGGTCAACGTCACCAGGAGCATATCCTTCCGTCTCAACATACTGAGACTTGTCACCTTTGACTTTCTTATCTCCACGATTCATTTTGTGAAGAGATCTTCTCAGTTTACCGTGTGCCATTTCATTACCTTTGACACCAAACTTGCGAAGGTTTCTGTCTGCTTCCTTTTTCTCAGGAGATCCAGTATCAACCTTTGCTTCTACGTTGAGAGTCTTAGGATAATCCTTGTCACCTTTCTTAGCAGGTGCTTCACCACGCTTACGCTTGGCATGAATATTATCCCAGAGACCTTTCTTACCTTCTTCCAGGTCAGTCTCTTCTTTCTTAGTCTTCATGATGGCACCCTTGCCATACTTAGCAGTGATGTCTGCCTTTACTCTGTCCATTGCAGAGGTGCCAGCACCATACTTCTTATCTGCATCCTTCTGCAGTTGGGTCTTACCCTTCATCTTAGGTTGAGTACCACCAGATCTAGGTTTGTCGCTACTAGCAGACCTCCAGGTCCCACGCTCTAGTTGGCGGTCCCTCATTCTGTCGTACTCTTCCTCACTGAGGTTGGAGATTTGGGAAAATGATTTCATTTCTAGTCTCTTTAATTAGTGTGATCAACCACCAACCACTTGGACTTGCTCGACTACAACGTCGGCTCCTCCAGCAGTGAGTTTAACTGCACGCTTAAGTGCGGGGACAGTGCCTGCTGCAACCTTTGCGGTGCCCAGAGCATAATCAGCACTTGCTGCACTACTGTCATAGTCAGTAGTGATTGTGGTATTAGAAATTGCAGTTACTTTCTTACCACCAGATCCAGCAGATACAAAATCACTTGTAAACGCTGCATCACCGTTTGCTTCAGTTGCAATATAATCACCAACGGCAAACTTATGTGCGGGGGTGCCACCACCAAGGACGGTGATAACAGCAGTTGCTGCATCAGTCATCGCATTGATTTGTGCATTCTTTGCTTTACCGCAAGACAGGAGCAGTGCTTCACCTGCTGCAAGGGTTACGGCAGGACCGTCATCAATCTTAATTGTTGATGCGGATGCTGCATAGCAGCGGAGGACACCTGACTTCACCACAACGTAGCCATTGCCACTTGCAGAAATGGTTTGGGTGTCAATGACATTTAATACTGACATTGTTAATACGTACTCCTACGATTCTATTTATCGCGTTGTTGTTTTAGAAACTTGGCGAGATCTGCTGTGCTACCTACAAACATGGTATTGTTTGTAGTGTTAACTTCTTTAGATTTTTTGGGATTTTCAATATCGTTGACTTTCTTTTGAAGGTCTACGAGTTTATCCGCCACGTCGCCAACGTGCTTGATCAATTGACCAGCAACCTCAAACGCACGAGGTTGATCGGATTGTTGTGCTAAGTCAAGAATTCCATCCACTGCTTCCTGACCTTTTTCAATCAAAGCATATAAATTACCACGAGTATACTCATAGTCCTTCTTCAGTTGCTCCCTTGTAGAAGTAGGATCTTCTACAGGCACAATAGGTTCTGGTTTTGCTTCAGGGACGATATCGCTAGAAACATCGAGTGCTTCCTCGATGCCGTCATACTTACTCGTCTTGTCCTGTGACTGGGTTGTAATCTTTTGCATCGACATAATGTGAAGTAAACTCGGAGAATCCAAAATCGTCTGTGGGATCCGCATTGAGTGGATCTGGTTGGACTGTATAACGCAATTCGCGTGGTGCCTGACGGTCCACATCGGTTGCATAGTCCACTTGGACTTTCTTGATGACCTCGCCCGTTGCGTCTCCTATAGGACCGTACAGGTAGGTCTTAGCGACAAACTGTAGGGTATATACAAGTGTGCGACGAGTATCATAGTCACCCTCATATTCATCACTATAATCTACTGATGTGAGGGTCACAGGATAGTCTCTCTTCTCACCAAGATCTGGGACCAGATTCATAGTGAGATTAAAACTTGGTTGGAAGTATGGAAGAATCTGCTCCAAGATCTGTAGGGAGTCGTCCTGATTCTTTGCGAGAATTGCTAATTCAAAATTGATATTATATGGCACTGGCATGAAAGACTTTGCCTCATTACCATCACTCTTGGTATTTCTGATCGCAGAAATAGGAGACAACTTTCTAGTGGGATCATAAGAGATACCACCGATCTCAAACGAAACTCTAGGGAGAGTAATCTGTGCCTGATCCTGTGTAGATAAGTCACCTACTTGGCGAAGACGTGCTAAGAATTTCTGCTTAGGACCGTATGCAAGAGGCACTTTCATAACTTCAGTCTTCGATCCTTTAGTGCGACGAAGCTCAATGTTATTAAACAGTGTGCCGAATCCGACAACTGTCTTCCTTATAATTTCGTGATATGTGTAAGTGCCTAGCATTACAGAGTGCCTCCAGAGTTACCAAACTCACCAAAGGGATTGCCCTCAGTAAAGTCAATGATTCCATCTGCCTGTGTTTCGATGGTCCAGTTGGTATCGATAGTGTCAGAAGTATTCACATTATTTAGGGTGTTATAGTTTGCACTTGTCCAGGATGCACTAGACACATCTCCAGTGATAGTCTCAGGAATGGTGAATCTACCGTCACGATTGATGACGATTAACTTACCAGTAGCAGAGTCCCACGATTTAACATCAGCCGTGGTGTTGGAGGTACCGCCCGTAACAGTCTCACCAACGGTAAAGTCTCCTGACCCACCTGCAGACATGGTGACGGTGATAGCGTTGGCAAAGTTGAGCTCGATAGCATCGACTTCTGCGACTCCAGTATCGAAGTCTTCGTCAGAGTATTCAAAGAGCTCACAACGTAAACCCCAGACATGAATTTTTCCGAGTTGATAGAAGGGAACTTCATGCTCGACGAATTGAATTTCAAAAGTTTTGTTAGCAAGGGGGAAATGTATGAGGTCTCCTTCATTTGGTCTTCCTTCTACTATAAGTGTTGCATTGTCGTCTACTGCTTGAGTAAACCTAGCGCGTGAAATAATGAATGTAACTTGGTCGGAGATTCTGACTCCGAATTTGCTAAACATGTCGCCATCGCCTCGAAAACCGTTTGCGTCTTCGACGTATGCTTCGATAAGATGTGCGCCATTGAATGATGATAGATTATCCTCTCCAAAAACAGTATCTTCATTAACTAACGTCCTCGGTATATAGTAAACATCTTTACCGAACATCTTGATCTGCTCAATGACAAGGCTCTCCACCATGTCTTGCTCGCCTGTTGTGCCCTGAGTGAAGTAACTGTTAGTAGCCATCTTATCCGATCATGTCTAGAGGTGGTAATTCCCATTCGGTGCGTAGTTGCTCATCTAAATTCTTGAGCTCATCTACAGCATCGTTATAAATCATTTCACCATTTAGAGTCACGCCACCAGGCATTTGGACTCCAGTAAACTTGGTAAGATTACTTCCCCATTGTTTTTTAATCTTAGCGGAAGCATAATCCTTAACCCACATAGCATTATAAATCTCTGGCCATGTGTCAGGATCCAGAGCACGATATGCCTTGATAACAATATACTGATCAAGCAAAGCATCTGCCTTCCAGTCAAAGTCAATATACAGTCTGTCTTGGACAGCACTATATCTGACTGGTTTCATACCTTCCAACAGGAAGTCGATAGTTTCCAGGTGCTGCTGAATCATGTAGTAATGATAAAACTGTGTAGACGTAAAGTCATACAAGTCATTCAGTCTCATCTGATAACGAATATCAAACATGTTTCTGGTGCCCTTATCGGTAAAACCGAAGAGACCTTCCACTGAAAGAATGTGCTCAGGGATCTCAATGTAGTTACGATACTCAGACCAGATGTCACCAGTAGCACCGTCGCCAGTTGTGTTAGTGACGAGTTTTGCTCTGTCAATAACATCCTGAGTCAACTGATGCTTAAGGTAAACCTTCTCACATCCATCGTAATGAAATTGTTGGAATTTTTGCAGTGTATAATCGATAGCATCATCAATCTGATCATCGGAGACATTGATCTCCAAGACTGGTTTACCCAGTCTACGGAGGCAGTACTCCTTCAATTCTGCTTTAGTGGTAGGTTTTGCCATTTGTTATCAGAGAGCAGCGATTGCAGCCTTGAATGCTGCGAAATCAGCAGCACCCGCAGCGACGGACTTGAGGGTTGTGAGGGTAATAGTCTCTGCTTGTAGTGCAGAGTCAGCAGTTGCACCTTGTGCAGCAGTAGCAAAGTCACCTGTAGCAGCTGCAGCAGCAGTGCCCAGTGTAGGAGCACCAGATAGGTCTCCATAAGCGCCAGAGAATAATGTAGGTTTGCCAGTCAGGTCAGCATATGCTCCAGAGAAGAGCGAAGGCTTACCAGTCAGATCTGCATAAGCACCCGAGAAGAGTGTAGGCAGGTTACCAAGATCATTGTAAGATCCACTGGTTGCTACAGTAGACAGATCTCCTGGTTGTGTAGCGGAGTCTGCCAAAGCACCCTGTGCAGAAGTTGCATAGGCAGTTGAAGCAGTGACGGCAGCAGATCCCAATCCAAGAGTGGCGCGAGCAGCAGCGGCATCAGCATCATCAACCAAAGTAAGACCGAAGGCACTTACTTCAGATGCATCAAGTTTTCCAGTGATACCAGCAACAACACGAGCATCAGCACGAGCGTTGGTGTAGTAGAGGTTAGTCCCCTCTGCCAGGTCACTCGTAGACTGGTTGCTCAGGTCAAGGTTTGCACCAACTTGGAGTCCGATACGAGTATCAGCAAGTCCATTTACCTCAGCGTCAGTGCGCTCAGTGAAGGAGAAGACACCAGTAGAAGCGTTATAACCGAGGTCGCCACTAGCAGACAATGCACCACGAGTGCGGGAGTTTGTAACGAAGAGATTGGTAGATCCTTCTGTGAGGTTGTCTGTATTGATGTCCGACTGAGTAACAGTAATAGTGCCACTACCGTCATGCTCAATACCGTTACCGTAAGTAAATGCATTTCGTGCTCTCGCTTGTGTGAAGTAAGAATTGCTAGACCCTTCTACAACTTGATCAGTTGTATACTCACCGAAGTCAACAGACAGGGTGAGGAGGTTTCCAGCATCATTATAGGTAGCATCGATACCTGTGCCACCTGCAACCAATGCAGCGACACGATCATCCACTCTCTCGTTAGTATAGTAGAGGTTTGTGCTTCCCTCAGTCAGAGCGTCAGTATCGTGGTTAGCGATACTACCAACCTGTGACTGGAAGAAGGTCAAAGCACCAGTAACATTCAAGTTACCCTGAATCTCAAAGTCAGTAATTGACTTAAAGTTAGTAACCTGAAGGGTGTTAGTGCTTGGGTTGTATGTAAGGTTTTGTGAGTCTGTGCGGACCTCAGTGTGCCCAGACGTTGCAGAAACAAACGTTGGGAAGTAAGTCAGGTTAGAAGTTGCTGTCTCAGTAACGTCAACCAGATTTGCTTTGTCTGAAGTACCTGTAAGGTCACCAGTAACGTTACCAGTAATCTGTCCAGTAACACCCAACGTGCCACCCATGGTGGTGTTGTTAGTGACTGCCAGAGTGCCCAGAGTAGAGGTGCCTGTGATCTCTGCATTACCAGAAGTGGAGTGCAGGGTGATCTTGTCAGTGCCACCACCATTCTGCAACTTGATAGTCTTAGAAGCACCACGGAGGACAACGTTGTCCTTAAACAGTGAGGTGCTATCGACAGTCAACGTGCCGTCTAGTTGCTGATTACCATCAACATTCAGATCAGAATCAAAGTCAACATTCTGTGTAACTTGCAGAGTATCATCAATGATTGTCCTGCCTGCAACGTCTAAGGTGCCAGCAACGGTAACATTACCAGTTGATCCCTGGACAATAAACTTGTTGGTGTTGACGAGGATCGATCCACCAACGTTAACGTTAGAAGTTGTGTTAACAGTAGCAATGTTTGCTGTAGTAGCAGCAACTGTAGCAGAGGTGATTGTGCCGTCTGCAGTGATGTTACCTGTAGCACCGAAGAGGGTGATGGTTTCATTCTGGTCAGGACCAATAAAGATATCCTCACCGAAGTAAGAATCTTCATAGACTGCGATACCACCGTTGGGGACCATCAATGCTGCGTTAGCAGTCAGACGGTTAGCAGTAGCGTTAACGTTAAGTGTGACCTTCTCAGCAAATGCAGCAGTGTTAGTGACTGCCAACGTGCCTGTGATACTACCGTTACCAACAGTAGAGAAGTTACCAGTTGCAGAGGCAACGGTAAACTTATCAGTAGTGCCAGAGCGGACAGCGAAGTCAGCATCAACATCTACAATACCATTCAACTCTGTGCGTCCACCAACAGTCAGTGTGCCAGAAGTATCCTGATTACCATTGTGATCAATGTTATCGTTGACAGTTAGCAGACCTTCGATCTGAGTTGTGCCAGCAATATAGGTGTTACCGTTATCAGTATCAACAGTGAATCTGTCAACCAGTGAAGATCTGATTACAAAGTTTTCGTTAGTGGCATCAACCAGCAGGGTGTCATTGACAGTCACCTGATCAGATACGACCAGAGTGCCGCTGACTGTAGCATTGTCAGTGATGTCTACTGATCCACCAGCAGAGTCAAGGACAAGGTTACCAGCAGTGGTGTCAATCTCGTTAGAAGCAGCAACACCAATTCTTACAGCATCAGCAGTGATGTCTGTAGAAGTGATAGGAGCGTTAAAGGTTGACGTTGCATTAACTGTCAGAGTATCGCCAGAAGCGTCACCCAAAGTTGTATTGCTATCTACCTGAAGATTACCATCAACCTCAGCGTTGTCTGTGATATGGACTTTACCATCAGCAGAGTCAAGGATCAGGTTACCAGCAGTTGTGGAGATTTCAGTAGCACCATCAACGCCGATCTTGATGTTATCCGCTGTGATATCGGTAGAAGTAATCGCTTGATTAAATGTAACCGTGCCAGTAACGATGTGGTTATCTCCTGCCTGGTTGCCAATAGTAGCATTACCATCAACAGTAAGAGTGCCATCGATCTGAGTATTGCCATCAACATTAAGGTTACCGTCTACATCAGCATTGTCTGTGATGTTGACAGTGCCGCCTGCAGAATCAAGAATCAAATTACCTGAGGAGGTGCTGATCTCGTTAGCAGCATCTGTAGCAACCTTAAGGTCGCGAATGTTAAGTCTCTCAGCAGCAGTCAGTGCTTGGTTAAACTGGACTGTGCCGTTAACAGTATGAGAGTCACCTGACTGGTTACCAATCTGTGCGTTACCATTGACATTGAATGTGCCGTTGGCAAACGTATTACCAGTCTGTGCATCTACAGTAAATGTAGTGGAAACTGCGAAGTCATCGGTAACATCCAGTGTGCCAGTAATCCCAACGTTACCCCCGAAGGAGCCATTGTCGGTAACGACCAGATCGTCGCCAACATAAAGATCAAGACCGATACCAACGCCACCGCCAACGATGAGAGTACCAGAAGAAGCATTGGTTGCATTTGTTGTATCAAATAGTTTAATAGATCCAGCGTCAAGACCTGATCTTGTGCCGTTGAATGCTTCACTGCTATTGGTTGCATTATGGTAGAGAGCATAACGCGAAGCGGAATTATCCCAACCAAAGAAACCAACACGGGCAGTCGTATCGTAGTATCGGAATTCGATACCACGATCTTTAGCATCCGACTGGGTAGGAGCAGTGTCCCCACCTAAAGTAATGACGGGATCATCCAACGTCACTACTGTGCTATTTACTGTAGTCGTAACTCCGTTAACTGTCAAGTTACCTTCGATAATGGCATTGCCATCGATGTCGAAGTTACCATTGATAGTAACGTTATCAGTAAATGTGGAGACAGCGTTAACTGTCAATACATCAGTGTTTGCATCACCGATGGTAGTCAGAGGACCATTGATTGTAAATTGCTCGTTAAACGTAGCATAACCATGGACAACGATAGCACCATCAGTAGCGTTACCCTGACCCACACGACCGATGGTTGTATAACCAGACTCACCAAGGATAGAGAATTCAACGTTATCATTAGTGGCGACCTTACCAACGTAGAAGTCATCACCAACATGCAGGTCTTGGACAATACCAACACCACCAGCAACTCTCAGTTGAGCGTCAGCATCATTAGCAAAGGATGCGTTGTGTGCTGTGCCACCACCCATATAGGTGCGATACAGGACATCAACGTTATTAAGTAGGGAAGGACGGGTGCGAGCAGTGCCAGCATCCTTGACGACCAGACGGTCTGCCAGATAGATGTCACCACCAACACGGAGATCCTTATCCATGTTGACGCCACCAGCGAAGGTAGCATTACCTCCA